CTTTACGGCTGCGGCTTTCCCAAGAGCCATGACGTGGCCAAGGGGATCGACAAGCTCATGGGGGCCGAGCGGGACGTGGTGGCCACAAGGCCAGCCGACGACATCACGGGTGGGCAGCTGATGAAAAAGGCGACCAGCGGTGAGAGCCGCCCCCCGCGCGAGATCGCCATAACCGCCCCCGCCACACCCGAGGCCGCCGCCTGGGAGGGCTGGGGCACGGCCCTCAAGCCCGCATTCGAGCCGATCCTTGTGGCGCGCAAACCGCTTACCGAGACATCCGTCGCCCGGCAGGTGCTGGCCACCGGCACCGGCGGGCTGAATATCGACGGGGGGCGAGTCGGGAAGGAGCGTGTTGCGTCCTATCGCGGCACCGGGGTTCCGCGCCCATCCCAAAGCCCCTCGATGCACGAGCAGGCGATCCCCGAAAAGGTCGGTGAGAAAATCGGCCGCTGGCTCGCCAATGTCACCCACGATGCCAGCGCCGAGGTGCGGGCGCGATTCCCGGCCGATCCCTCGGGTACTGTCGCGCGGTTCTTTTACTCGGCCAAGGCAGACGCGACCGACCGGCAGGGCAGCCGCCACCCCACCGTCAAACCGCAAACGCTGATGCGCTGGCTGGTGAGGCTGGTGACGCCGCCGGGCGCGCTGGTGCTCGATCCGTTCGGCGGCTCGGGCAGCACCGGCTGGGCCGCGCATCGCGAGGGCCGCCGCGCCCTGCTGATCGAGCGCGAGCCGGATTATGCCGCGCATATCCGCCAGCGCATCGCCGGGCTCGACCGGCCCAGATCGCCTGAGACCGGCAAGGCATCCCGGCGGCAACCCGATCTGTTCGAGGTGAGAAAATGAGACATCGCCCCATCTGCATCGCGCCCCTGCGCGCCCATTGGCAGCCCCTGCCCGAGGCGCCGCGCGGATCGGCGGCCGAGGCGGCGGGCGCGGCGGCCGCGCTCGATCTGGCGGCGCTGGTGCATTTTCACGCGGCCCGCACCGCGCGGGCCAGCGGCGACGCGCGCGGGGCCGCGCGCCGCGCGAGGTGCGGCCTTATCCTGACCGAGCGGGCGCAGTGCGCGCGCGGGAGGGCGGCCTCATGAAATCGCTGCGCCGATCCGCCAAGATGCGCGCGGCACTCTCGATAGGCATCTGGTGTCTGGGGCAGTCCCTCGGCCCGGATCGCGCCGCCCTGGCCAGCGCCACGGGCCTGCGCGCGCCCGCGCTGGGCCAGGCCCTGGCCCGCGTGGAGAAACTGCGCCTCGATCCGGCCTGGGCCGCGCTGCTCGACCGCTGCGCCACGGCCTGGGGCGGGGTTCCGCCGCTGGAGCCGCGGCTTTGCCATCTGTCCCGCGCGCTGGGTGCCGATTTCACCCTCGCCGCCGCCGATCTCGAGCTGGCCCGCGCGCAGGCGCTGACCGGCACCCACCGGTTGATGCTCGACCCGGCCCTGCCCCGCGCCGCGCTGATCTGGGCGGGTGAGCCTGAGCCGTTCCCCACCGATCACGCGCTCCTTTGGCTGGCCGCCGGGATGCTGGATTTCGCACCAGAACCAAGCGCCTACCGTCTGAGGATCGCAGGCCCGCGCCGCGTCGCATCGCTGCGCGAGTTGCCGCAGGCCGATGTGGTGCCTCCCGCAAAAGGCCGATGGGCCGAGGAGGCGCTGCGCGCCAAGGCGCGGCGCGTGGCCCTGGCGTTTGAGACAGCCGGGCTGAGCGCGGAGGGTGAGATCGGCCTGCTCGCCGCACGCGACCGGCTCGGCCCGTCACTCTGGGCGGTGGCGCGCGATTGCCTGGGCCGTGCTCACCCACGCGAGCGGGTGGAGCGCGACATGGGCCTGCCTGGGCGCTCGGCCAAGGCGCTCTTGCTCGCGGCGGTGGAGCTCTGGCCGGAGGAGACGGGCAATGACTGACTGCCAGATCTGCGGCAACACGCCCGCCCCGTTCGGGCAAGGCTGGCCCGGCACCCCCGCCAGCCAGCCCGAGCCGGTGCGCGGCCGGAAATTGCGGCTCTGTGCCTTTGGTGGCCCGTGCCACGCGATGGCCGTGGCGCGGGTCATCCGGGCGGCGGGGCAGCCCTGGCCCGCGGGTGGATATCGCGGCATCGCGGCGGCGGATGTCGCGGCGGCGCTGGGAGAGCTTGGATTTGACAAGGCAGAGGCGCGGCGGCTGGCCCGCGCGTGACAAAGGAGACGGCGATGAACCCCGAATTCGTGAGCCTGACGGTGCAGGTGCTGATGGAAACCGAGGCGGCGGTGATGGTCGCCGATGCCGACCCCGGTGATGCGGTTTGGATTCCGCGCAGTCAGGTGGGCCTGCAGCCCGCCGGGCAGGGGTTGCACCACGTCACCCTGCCCGCCTGGCTCGCCCGCGACAAGGGGCTGATCTGATGGCGCGCGCGGTGATCTGGACGGGCAGCGGTTTTCTCGATCTCGAGGCCCCCGACCCCAATGCTATCCGGCTGGCGGATATCGCACGCGCCCTCTCGCGCGCCCCGCGTTTCGCGGGGCTGACCGAGCGCCCGCTGAGCGTGGCCGAGCATTGCCTGCTCTGCGAAGATCTGGCGCGGGGGTTTGCCCTGCCGCCGCGGCTGCGGCTCTGGGCGCTGCTGCACGACGCCGCCGAGGCGTATATCTGCGACCTGCCGGGGCCTCTCAAGGCGTGCCTGCCGGAATACCAGCGGATCGAGGAGGGGCTCTTGCGCGCGGTGGCGCAGCGCTTTGGCCTGATGTGGCCGGTGCCATACGCCGTTTGGGAAATCGACCGGATCGCGCTCAAGATCGAGCGGCGCGCGGTGCTGCCCGCCACACGCGGCCTGCCCGAATGGCCAGAGCTTCCCGCTGCAATTCCGGACTGGGCTCCCGAGGCGACCCCCGGAGCGATCCTCGATTGCGAGCCGGACACCACGCGCCAGCGGTTCGAATGGACCGCGCGGATGCTGATGGGCTGCTCGGACGAGGCCCGCGATGTCTGAGCCCTGCCACAACCACCACCGGCTCACCGTGGCCCACGCGCCCGGCCTCGTCTCGATCAGGATCGAGGATGACACCAGCGCGGCGCATTACCCGCTTACCCCCGACGCGGCCTTCGATCTGGCCTGCGACCTGATGATCCAGGCCGCCCGCGCCCGCGACCGGGAGGCGGAGGGATGAGCCTCTCGGATCGCATCCGTGACGAGATGTCCCTGACCGAGGAGGCCGGGCGCACCGTCGACTGGGATATGCGCAAATCCAACCCCGCGCGCGGCGACTGGTGGGCCTGCTGCCCGTTTCACGGCGAGGCGAGCCCCAGCTTTCACGTGACCGAGCCGGGCGGGATCGGTGGGCGCTTTTACTGTTTCGGCTGTCAGGCGGGCGGCTCGGTGATCGATTTTGTGATGGCCCGCGACGGGATCGAGGCGGGCGAGGCCATCCGCCGTCTCGCCCGACCGGAGTGGCGCGAGGAGAGCGATGCCGACCGCGCCGCCCGTGACCAGCGCCGCGCCGCGGCACAGACGCGCGCCGAGGCCCAGCGCGCCGAGGCGGCCCGCGCCGGTCTTGGCCGCGCGCAGGAGATCTGGACGCGCACCCGCCCCGGCGGCGAGATGCTTGCCACCTATCTCGAGGGGCGCGGCATCCGGCTGGGCGCATTGGGCGGCGTGCCGCCCTCGCTGCGCCTGCATCCCGATCTGCCCTGCTGGGAGGAGGGCGGCAAATCGGTGCTGCATCGCGGCCCGGCGATGGTGGCGCGGGTGGGCCGCGCGGCGGCGGCGGGCGTGCACATCACCTGGATCGACGGCCCCGCGCGCGCGCGCACCGCCGGGCAGAAGATCCCGAAGAAAATGCGCGGGGCCACCGGCGCGATGTTCGGCCAGCCGGTGGCGCTGACCCGGCCTGCGCCGGTGATGATCGCGGGCGAGGGGATCGAGACCACGCTTGCCGTGCTGGCGGCCATCCGCCTTGCCTCCCCCGCCGCCCGGATCGGGGCCGAGGCAGCCCTGTCGCGACCCGCCCTGGTCGGGCGCGGCGACGGGACGGGCTGGGTGCCGCCCGAGGGGACGCGCGGGGTGATCCTGCTGGCCGATCCCTCGTCCCGCGCCCCGGATGTGGCGCGCGAGATGACCCATGCCGCCCGTGCGCGGCTGCAAGCAAGGGACCTGGCGGTGCGCGTGGCGCTGCCGCGCGGCCGCTGGGATCACGACGAGGATTTTGCCGATCTTGCCCTCGCGGGGGCGCTTTTCGAAGGAGTGTAAGACATGCTGGAAAACAGCCAGATTGAGAACGCCCGGCAGACCTGGATTGCCCGCCGGTTCACCGAGATCATCAACGCGCGCGGCGACGATCCAAAGGCAACGGCTTGCGCACTCGCCCGCGCGTCGCAGGATCTGCATAACACGGCGCTGCAGAGAACCCCGGCACTCTTTGCGGAGATCGCCGTGACCGCGTTCGACGCGCTGATCGTCGAATGCGGGCGGCGCGGGGCGGATGGCCGCGCCACGGCGGCCCTCGTGGCGGGCGAGTTGCGCGTCGCCGAATACCTGGCTGCCCGCGCGTTGCACGCGCGCGCCGAGGGTGAGGAGCCCGGCGATGGAGCGTAAACCTGCAGCCGCCCGCGATGCCGCCGTGGTCGAGATGGCGCAGGGCGGGGCCAGCCGCGAAGAGATCGCCCGTGCCTTTGGCATCCACCCGATGAATGTCACCAAGATCTGCCAGGCCGCGCGCGAGCAGGGCATCGCGGTGCCCTATTTCAACGCGCCGCGCGCCCTGCGCATCCCGCCCACGGCTGCCGCCGCGCTGGCCCCGCATGCCCGCGCCCGCGGAATTTCCACCCCCGATCTGGCCATCCGCCTCCTGACCGCCTGCGCCGAGGAGCCGGTGCTGATCGACAACATTCTGGAGGATCTGTGATGCCTGACATATTCGATCTCGACGCTTCCCTTTTCATGGCGGTGCGCCGCGCGGCCGATACCGATGAACCCGCGCGCATCTATCTCGAGGGCGTGCTGGTCGAGCCGCGCGCCGATGGTGGGGCCTTTCTCGTGCCACCGATGGCCGCGTGATGCTGGTGGGGTTTGAGCCGAGCGCCACCGCCCCGCGCCCCGCCATCCTGCGCCTGACCCTGCCCTGCCTCCCCGCGCCGGAGACGGATGAATGGGGCGACGTGACCGAATTCGAACCCTGGCGCGCCGCCCGCCTGCAGGCGCAGATCGCGGGCGAAAACGTGCCCGCCGTGGCAGGGTTCGCAGCGAACGAGGCCGCGCCACACTGGCATGCCCTGATCGAGGAGATCGCACCGGCAAAGCTCTACCCCGACTGGCGCAAGGTGATGACCGGCAAGGGCCAACTGAGGCCACTTCCCAAAACCTATAACGGCTACGGGCTCGACCCGGATCTGCTGGCCCGCGTCACGGGCGGCGATGGCGGCGTGACGCTCGGCCCGGCCGCCCAGGATGGCGCGCCCTGGCGGCTGCGCTTTGAGAACGGCAATCTCACGGGCGTGATCATGCCGCGATGGATGAAGCTCGATGAGTCATTCGCGCTGGCGGCCATCCTCGAGGGCAAGACATGACCAGCCCGCGCGAGACCCCCGCCACTCCCGGCGGCACCGACGCGCGCCTCGCCGCACTGGCCCGCGTCATCGCCCGGCTCGAGGCCGCGACAGGCAGGAGGCAGGCAAAACCATGAGCCTCGAACGTGCCCCGCGCGGCCTCATTGGTTGCGAAACATCCGGCGTCATGCGCCGAGCCTTCGCTGCGCGCGGATGGGACGTGTGGTCCTGCGACCTTCTTCCCGCCGAGGATGGCAGTAACCGTCACATTGTCGCCGATCTGCGCGAGGTGTTGGACAAAGGATGGGATTTTCTCGGCGTCTTTCACCCACCTTGCACCCGGCTCTGCAATTCCGGCGTGCGATGGCTTCACACTCCCCCGCGCGGCAAGACCCGCGCCCAGATGTGGGTCGAGCTTGAAGAGGCGGCGACTTTCTTCTCGGATTGTTGGACTGCGGATATCCCGCACGTCGCCGTTGAAAACCCGGTCATGCACAAACACGCCCGCTTGCGCATCCGCGATTTCGCACCGCCCGCCCAGACAGTGCAGCCCTGGTGGTTTGGAGATCCAGCCTTCAAGGCCACATCACTTTGGCTGCGTGGTTTGCCTCTACTGCGCAAGACCACGGTTCTCGATCCACCCCGCCCGGGCACGGATGAGCACAAGAAATGGTCCGCAATCCACAGAGCCCCACCCGGCCCGGATCGCTGGAAAATGCGGTCGCGCAGCTTCGGGGGCATGGCAGAGGCCATGGCCAGCCAATGGGATGCGCCCGCACGGGCCGGGCTGCAATCAATCGAGGAGAAGCAGTCATGACACTGGAATCCATCGACCCGCAAGGTCTGAAACCCGCCGAGCTGCGCGATCAGCCCGCGCCAATGCTCACTTGGGCGCGCATTGCCGATCTGCGCATCGACCGCAGCTACCAGCGACCCCTCACGCCCGCCTCCCGCCGCGCGATCCGGGCGATGGCGGATGGCTGGGATTGGACGCGCTATCAGCCGATCCTTTGCGCCCCGGCCGAGGGCGGGCTGTTGGTGGTTGTGGACGGCCAGCACCGCGCCCATGCCGGACTGCTGGCCGGGATCGAGGAATTGCCCGCCATGACCGTGCCGATGACCCGAGCCCAGCAGGCGGCGGGCTTTGCTGCCGTCAACCGCGACCGGATCGCGATCAACGCGCTCGCCATCTATCGCGCCGAGCTGACCGCTGGAGCGGACTGGGCGCAGGCGTGCCGCGAGGCGGTGGAGGCGGCGGGCTGCCGGATCGCCACCTCGAACCCCAGCGCGATGCACAAGAAACCGGGCATGGTCTATGCCATCGGGATCATCCGCCGGATGGTCACCCGCGGCGAGGCGGCGGCCGTCACTGCGGGTCTGCGCGCGATACGTGAGAGTGACGCGGGCCGCGTGATGGAAAGCTATGCCGCCCCGGTTCTCAACCCGTGGCTTTCGGCGCTGGCGCGGGACAACCGCTTTCTGCGGCTCGATCTCGCCCCGGTCTTCGACGGGATCGATTTCGAGACCCTGCGCGAAAACGCGACCCGCGCCGCCCGCACGCAGAACACCGCCGCTCGCGGGTTGATGATCGACGCCATCGCGCAGCGGTTGAAAGACGTGATGGCGGGCCACTGACAAGAGCCGGAAAGGCCGGAAATGGGAATACTCGACGATCTGGTGGCCCGGCCGCGCACCGTGGCGCTCACGCTGCCTGAGCGGCTCAAGCTCACCTTCAATGACGAGGATAACGCCGCGCGGCTGCTGGCCGTCTACGGCCCCGATCTGGTGTATGTCACCGGCCGGGGCTGGGCGGTCTGGGATGGCACGCGCTATTCCTTTCGCTCGGGCGATCTGGCCGCGATGGAAGTCGGCCACAAGCTGCGCAGCCTGGTACTGGAAGAGGCCCGCTTTGCCCGCGAGGAGGCCGAATTTCCCGACTGGCAGATCGCCAATGCCATCGCGGCCGCCACCCGCGCACGGCCCCCCCAGAGCCTCACCCGCGAGGATGCCATCGCCCAGCTGCGCCGCGAGACGGCCGGAAAGCTGCAGGGCCATGCAGTCAAATGCGGCAATGTCCACAAGGTCACCGCCGCAATGACCGTGGCGCGGTATCGCACCCGCGCCGAGGTCGAGGATATGGATGCCGACCCCTGGCGGCTGGCAGTTCCCAACGGCGAGATCGATCTGCGCGCGGTGGCGGATTACGAGCGCCCGGCCGGGGCCAGCCGCGACGAGCTGGCCGCCTTGCGCGCGCCGTGGCTGCGCGAGACGGCCCGCTACCACCGCCCCACGAAATGCGCGGGCGCGCTCTTTGATCCCCACGCCGAGGCCCCGAAATGGGAGGAGTTCCTGGCGCTGATCCAACCCGATGAGGCGGTGCGCGCGGCGCTGCAGCGCAGCCTGGGGGCCTGCCTGCTGGGTGAAAACCGGGCGCAGGTGGCGCTCTTCCTGCGCGGCCCCGGCGGCAACGGCAAATCCACCCTGCTCAACGTGTTCCAGCACGTAATGGGCATGCGCGACGGCTACGCCCAGCCCTGCAAGATCGAGATGTTTCTCGACACCGGCAACGCAGGCGCGGGTGCCGCCACCCCCGAGGAGGTCAACCTGCCCGGCGCACGCGCCTATGTGGCGACCGAGCCCGATGCCCGCGACGTACTCTCGACCAAGAAGATCAAGGCGCTGACCGGGGGCGACCGGCGTATGAGCCGGGGCAATTTCCAGGATTTCTTTTTCTGGACGCCGCGCGGCGTGCCGCTGATCAGCTGCAACCGCACGCCCAAGATCAAGGGTGAGGATGATGGCACCAAGCGCCGCCTCATCTTCATCCCCTTCGATGTGAACCTGCGCGCCCTGCCCCCTGAGCGCCAGCGTGCCCAGGCCGAGGTCGAGGCCGAGCTTCGCGCCGAGGCGTCGGGCATTCTCAACTGGCTGCTCGAGGGGCTGTCGGAATTCCTGGCGCGCGGGATCGACCCGCCCGAGGTGATGCTGGCATTGAAGGCCCGGCTACTGGAATCCGGCGATCCCGTGGGCACGTTCCTCTCGGAGATGATCGAAGAGGCCAGGCCCTCGGAGGGCGAGCGCATCCGCGTGGCGCATCTCTACCGCGTCTACGAGCGCTGGTGCGATGATGAGGGCCGCACGCTCTACCAGCCGCGCCCGTTCGGCGACGTGATGGTCGAAAAGGGCCATGAGCGCGGCAAGCATGGCGGCCATTCCGTCTGGCGCAACATCCGCTGGGCGCAATCGGCTGCCCCGCTGGTGGCCGATGTGTTGGGGCTCGAGCATGCGCCCACGGCCGCCCCCGCGCCCCCCTCGGCCGAGCCGCCGCCCTTCTGATCCCCCCTGCCTTTCACACGGCATTGGCACCCCCGCGCCCCCGTTGCGGCGCTGGGGGTCTTGGGGATGTTCATCCCCAGATCCTCTCTCCCGGGGGCCGGGGAAGGGAAAAGGCGGGCCAAACCTTGCCAAAACATTACCGAAAGCCTGAACGGCATTTTAACGAACGGGCCGAATTCTGGGGATGTTGGGGATGCGTTGGGGATGAAGAGTTGCGCTTCATCCCCAAGATTTTTACCACCAACCTCTTATTTTAATTCATTCTTTTCTCTTTTTGGGGACGATGGGGACGAAAAAAGAGGGAAAGTATGGAAAAAAATATGCAGTGCTTTAGCGGCAAAAAAGAAAGCGACAATAGGGGATCGCGTCCCCAACATCCCCAACGCCCCCAAACAGACCGGAGGTCCGCCATGCCGACATGTCCCCGCTACCGCAGCCCGCGCCACCCCAGGGTGAGCCTTGCCGACCCGTCCGGGCTCGGCGCGCCCGATCTGCCCGGCGCAGCCCAGCCTGCCCCGACCGACGCCCGCGTCGCCGTGCACACCGCCGATCACGCCCCCGCCCTGCGCGACTATCCCGCCCCATTGCGCGCGGCTTGTCTCGACTATGCCCGCGCCTTCGCCGCAGCGCGCGCCGGTGATTGCCACGCCATTGCCCGGCTCAAGGCGATGGATGCCGCCATCGGCCCCGGCGAGGCCACCTTGCTGCGCTACATCTATGCCGGTCAGCGCGACGCGGTGGTGGTGCCGGTGACCCTGCGCGCGGTGCTTCGGCTGGTGGTGATCGAGCGGCGCAGGCTGCGCGATATCCTGGCGCTGGCCGGGTTCGATGAGCAGAACGCCCTCGCTCGGCTACGCCTTGCCGCCGCCCTTTCCGAGGCTGCGCACCGCCTCGCCCTGCATCTGGGCCATGTCGATCCGCGTCCGCTGATCACACGCCGGGCCCCGCCCCGCCCGATCTGATCGCACCGCCTGATCGCCAAGACAGCGCGCGCTCCGATTTGACCGGATGCGCGGGCGGCGCGCATGGATAGCCGCATCCGATGGCTGCCGCCGGGCATATCCCTCTTCCATCCGCCCGGCGGCGGTCTCGGCCCTCGGGGGTGTGGCGTGCAGATCAGGATCGATCACAATATCAGGCAGGTGCAGCGCGGGCTGAATGACGTGGCCCGGCGGCAGATCCCGTTCGCGACCAGCAAGGCGATCAATGACGCGCTGCGCGAGATCGAGCGCAACATGATCAAGCGGATGCGCCGCGTGCTCGACCGCCCGACCCGCTTCACCCTGCGTGCCTTCGCCATCCGACGCGCCAGCAAGCGGCGGCTCACCGGCGCGATCTTCGCAAGGGACCGGCAGGCGGGTTACCTGAGTTTTGCCGAGTCGGGCGGCACGCGGCGGCCAGACGGGCGGGCGCTCGCCGTGCCGACCGGGCGCAGGCTCAACCGCTTTGGCAACGTGCCACGCGGCGGGGTGCGCTCCGATCTCGGGAAAGACCGCGTGTTCTCGGGCAAGCCGAAAGGCAATCAGGGTCCGGCGGGCGTCTATCAGCGCATGGGCCGCGGCGGTCGCGCCGCCCTGCGCCAGCTCTACATCTACAAGCCCTTCACCCGCTACCTGCGCAAGCCGCTCGGCTTTGGCAAGACAGCCCGCACGACCGCCGAGAAGCGCCTGCCGACCTTGCTGCAACGGGCCTTGCTGGCCGCGATCAGGACGGCCCGGCGATAATAGGTTCTTTCCCCCATCGCCGCGTGGGTCTGTTCGAAGGCTTGTTTGGTTTGGGTTTTCTGGCTCCGGCGTAACTGACTGAATCGGTTGAGGTTTTTGATAGCAATGTTGCGAGACCTGACAGCTGAGGAAAAGGACCTGGTGGCGCGGCATTCGCTGCCCGGGGGGGTGCGCGACGCGCTGGTGAACAAGGCGCAGCTGGGTGACGGGCTGGGGGTTTCGCAAACCACGATCTCGGCCTGGCTGCGCGAGGGACTGCCTTTCGAGGAGGCAGGCACCAACGGGCGGGCCTATATGTTCCGGCTGAGCCTCGCTTGGGCGTGGCGTGCCGCGCGCCAGGCCGAGGATGAGGCCGCCCGCGCGGCGGGCAATGCCGCCGTCGAGCAGCTGCAGATGGCGCTCCTGGGCGGCGACTCGGCGGCCCCGCAAAGCGGGCTGAGCCTGGCCGATCAGCGCAAGCTGCTGGAGCTCGAGCATCTGCGCGCCATTGCGGCTCGGGATCGCGGCGAGCTCATCCGCCGCGAGGATGTGGTGGCGGGGCTCGAGGAGGTGTTCGCCACGCTGCGCGACTCGCTTGACGCGCTGCCCGACCGGCTGGCGCGCGAGATCGGAATCGACGGGGCGCAGATCGAGGCGGTGGAGCGGGTCTGTGACGATGCCCTGGGTCTCGCGGCATCGGCGGTGGCCGGGATCATCGGCGAGGCGGCGGCGGATCGGGGCGCGGGCCAGGAGACGGGCGCGGGTGAGGCCACGGGCGCGGGGGCCAGGGCACGCGCCGATCAAGGCGAGGGGTTGGCGGCATGAGCGATCACGCCTGTCTCGACCGACCCGGTTCGCTGAATGTAGAGCCATTGCCGCCCTATGCGGGGATGGATGATGCGATTGCCGAGGCGTTGCCGATGCTGCGCCCGCTGGCCCGCGTCAAGGTCAGCGAAACCGCCACGCGGCGGCGGATCGAGTCGGGGGGCCAGTGGGTGCAGTGGCGGCCGGACGTGGCCCCCTACATGACCGAGCCGATGGATCTGGTCACCTCGCGGCGGTTCGATTCTATCGCCTTTGTCGGCCCGGCCCGGTGCTCGAAATCCGAGGCGCTGGTGATTAACCCACTGGTGCATGCGGTCTTGGCACAACCGCGCAGCGTGGCCGTGTTCAGCCCGCGCAAGCAGGCCGCCACCGAGTGGAGCATGGGCGCGCTCGATCCGTTCATTGCCAACAGCCCCGAGTTGCGCACCCGGCTGATGCGCGGCAAGGGCGGGGACAACATCCTGAGCAAGCGATTCCGGGGCGGCGCGCGGCTGACCATCGACTGGCCCGCAAAGGACCGGCTGGCGCAACGCTCGCTGGCACTGGTGGTGGGCACCGATTACGACGCCTTCCCTGAAGATGTGGGCGGCGATGGCGGGGCCTTCGCGCTGATGCGCAAGCGCACCGAGGCGGCCGGATCGCGCGGCATGACGATTGTGGAATCAAGCCCGCGCTTTTCGATTCTCGACGAGGCATGGCGGCCCAAGACTCCGCACGAGGCTCCGCCCTGCGGCGGCATCGCGGCGATCTTCAACCGGGGCACACGCGGCCGCCTCTACTGGACTTGCCGCGATTGTTCGGGCGCGTTCATCCCCAGCCTCGAGCGGATGCAATGGCCCAAGGAGGGTAGCCCGCATGAGCGGGGCGCGGCGGCGCATATGGCCTGCCCGCATTGCGGATCGGTGATCGAGGCCGGGGCCAAGCGCGAGATGAATGCCCGCGCGCAGTGGCTGCACGAGGAGGAGGATGGCCGGGCGGTGCCGCTCGGCGATCTCACCCGCCGGGCCAGCACGGCCAGCTATTGGCTGCCCGGCCCGGCGGCGGCACTGGCGAGCTGGGCGCAGATCGTCACGCGATACCTCGAGGCGCATGCGGTTTTCGAGGCTACGGGTGGCGAGGGCGATCTGCGCGCGGTGACCAATACCGAGCTTGGCCTGCCCTACCTGCCGCGCGCCCGGGCCGCGTCGGAATCGCTCTCGGAGGAGGTGTTGCGCGCCGGGGCCACCGATCACCCCTGGGGGCAGGTGCCCGCGCGCACCGCCTTCATTCTCGCGGCGGTCGATGTGCAGGTCGGGCGCTTCGCCGTCCAGATCGAGGCATGGCAGCCCGGCCTCGAGCGGGTGGTGATCGACCGGTTCGATCTGTTCACCCCGCCGGAAGGTGCTCCGGCTGCCGCCGGGCGGCGGATCGATCCGGCGCGCTATGGCGAGGACTGGGATGCGCTGCTGGCGCTGGCAGACAGGACGTGGCCGGTCGCGGGCCATGACGGCACAGCCATGCGCGCCCTGGCCGTGGTGGTGGATGCGCGCGGCGAGGCGGGGGTGACGCCCAACGCCTACGGGTTTTGGCGGCGGGCAAAGCAGAGCCATCGGGGCCGGTTTCACGTGGTCATGGGCAGGCCCGGCGACAACGTCAAGCGGGCCGAGGTGCGTTACCCGGAATCGCATCACGCGGGCAAGCGCCACGCGGCGCGCGACGTGCCGGTGATCCGGGCGGGCACCGACCGGCTGAAAGACGAGATCGCGGCCTCGCTGCTGCGCCGCGAGGATGGCGCGCGCAAGCTGCATGTCCCGCGCGGCGCGCCTGCGGAGATCTTCGCCGAATATGCCGCCGAGCGACGCGGTGACAAGGGGTGGCGGATACGCCCCGGCGTGCAGCGCAACGAGGCGCTCGACCTGTCGGTTTACGGCCTGGCGCTGGCCATCGTGCTGGGGGCCGAGGCGGTGGACTGGGACAACCCGCCCGCCTGGGCGCTGCCGGGGCTTGGCAACATGATGCGCGTCGAGACGGGACCGGAGACCGGGCCCGAGGACGCGCCCGCCGCAAAAAGTGGCGGCTGGGTGGTGCGCAAACCGAAAAGGAGATGGTGAGATGAAAGCCTACAAACATTGGCGGGATGTGCCGGGCCATGCCTGGCCCTGGCTGGATTTCAGCCCCGAGGAGATGGCCAGCCGCGACGATGGCAGCCTTATGGTGGATGCCCGCGCGATGGACCGGTTGCAAAGCTTGCGCGATGCGCTGGGCGCGCCGATGATCATCACCTCGGCCTATCGCAGCCCGGCGCATAACGCCCGCGTCGGCGGGGCCAAGGGCTCGCTGCACCTTCAGGGGCGCGCCTTCGACGTGTCCATGGCCAATCACGACCCGGCGCTTTTCGAGGCGGCGGCGCGCAAGGCCGGGTTCACCGGGTTCGGCTTCTATCCCGCGCAGGGATTCATGCACATCGACACGGGCCCTGAGCGGAATTGGGGCACGCCCTTTGCGCCGCGCCCCAGCGGCCGCTTTGCCGCCGAGGCCGCGCCGGTGCCGCTGCGCCGCGACCCGGTGGTGACGGGGGGCGGCCTTGCCGCGGGCGCGGCCGGACTGACCGGCGGGCTGGCGGCGGCGCAGGCGCAGATCGAGCAGGCGCACGGGCTCTTCGAGGGTTTCGCCGCGCAGTCCGAGGCGCTGCGCTGGGTGTTGCTCGCCTGTGTGATCGGCGGGGCGGCGCTGGCGATCTGGTCGCGGCTGCGCGCGCGGCGCGGGCTGGGGGATTGAGGTGATGGACTCCACGGCCAACCTTTCGCTGCCCTTTCTGATCGCGGATCAGGCCGGAAAGAATGTGACCCATAACGAGGCGCTACGGCTACTCGACGCGGTGGTGCAGCTATCGGTGATCGACCGTGACCGGATCGTGCCACCCTCGAATGACGTGGCGGATGGGTCGCGCCACCTGGTGGCTCCCGGTGCCATCGGAGACTGGGCGGGATGGGATGGCAGCGTGGCACTCTATTCGGGAGGGGGCTGGCTGAGGCTGATCCCCAAGACCGGATGGCAGGCGTTCGTCGAGGCCGAGGGTGTCACGCTGACATATGACGGGTCGCAATGGACAGGGCCGGACGTGCTGGCCCTGGAGGGGGGTGCTGCGACCCGCGCGCGCGTCGTGGTTTCGGAAACCGGCCCGATGTCGGGGCCGAGCATGGAAACGGGACTGATCATTCCCAATCGCGCCATCGTTCTGGCCGTGGCGGTGCGCACGGTCACCGATATCACAGGGGCCGCGAGCTTCGACGCAGGGCTCCCGGGGGAGGCGTCGAAATTCGGTGGAAGTCTCGGGGTGGCGGCGGGATCGGTAAACCTGGGCGTGATCGGGCCGCAGCCGTTCTTTGCCGACACGCCCGTGATCCTGACCGCGAATGGCGGCGACTTCACAGGGGGTGCGGTGCGCGCGTCCCTTCACGTTCTGGAATTCGACGCGCCGATGGCGTGAGGGAGGGACGATGAGCCTGCATTCACCAATACCAGCCCAGCTGACCGCCGGAGATGACTGGGCCTTTACCTTCGCAAGCCTCGCCGCGTCTTGGCCCGCGCCTGCCTATGCGTTGGCGCTGGCGCTGGCCCCGGCGGCGGGTGGGCCGGGGCTGGGCGTGCCGGGCGCATTCGAGGATGGGGCCTGGGTGGTGCGCGTGACGGCGACCGAGACCGCGCCGCTTGTCACCGGCGACTGGACCTGGGCGGCGCGGGTGGTGGCAGCGGCAGACGGGGCGCGCCAGACTGTGGCGCGCGGCGGATTCGAGCTTTTGCCCGACCCGCTGGCCAGCGACGCGGATCGGCGCAGCGATGCCGAGCGCATCCTGGCCGCCATTGAGGCGCGGATCGAAGGGAGGATATCGAAGGATGCCGATAGCTATTCCATCGAGGGACGGTCGATCAGCCGGATGCCGATGGAACAGCTCTTGCGCCTGCGCGGGATCTACCAGCGGGAGGTCGCGGCGGATCGCGCGCGGCGCGAAGGCCGAATGGTGTCGCTCTTCACCCAGAGAAGGATGGCGATCAAATGAGGCTCTGGCCCTTCTCCCGCAAGAGCGATGCGCAGGCCCTGGCGGCGCAGACGCGGCAAGAGCCGGTGCCGCCCAGGCGGCGCGGTTTCCAGGCGGCACGGCCCGACCGGCTGGCGGGCGGATTCTCGATCTTCGCCGCCAGTCCGCGCGCGGAAATCCGGCGCGACATTCGCGGGCTGGTGGGCCATGCGCGGCACGCGGCGCGCAACATGGATGTGCAGCGGTCTTACGAGATGTTGGCGCGGCGGCATGTGGTGGGCCCGGCGGGCATCCGGTTGCAGATGGATGTGCGCGACGCGCCCGACCGGCCAGACGAGGCCGCCAACCGGCTGATCGAGCAAGCCTGGGCGCGCTGGGGGCGGCGCGGCAATGCCACGCTTTGCGGTCGGCTGAGCTGGTGGGATGTGGAGAATATCGCGATCACGGGCCTCGTGCGCGAGGGCGGGCTCTTTGTGCGGTTGCGGCGGGGGACGGGGCCTTACGGACTGCAGGTGGAGCCGCTGCAATTCGACCTGCTCGATCTCGATCTCACGGGCCCGGTACCGGGCGGTGGCGTGGCGGAATCGGGGATCGAGTTCGATGATGACGGCCGGGTGCTGGCCTATCACTTCTGGCGGCGGCACCCGGCCGAGGCGCATCATGGTCGCCCCCAGGCGCGGCTGCGCATCCCGGCGCGCGAGGTGGTGCATGTGCTGGTGCATGAGGAGGTGGGGCAGTCCCTGGGGATTCCGCGCAGTGCCACCGCATTACGGCTGATGAACATGGCCGAGAAATTCCAGGAGAGCGCGATGGCGGCGGCGCATTACGGGGCCGCCAACATGATGTTTTTCACGCAGGAGGATTCTTCGGGCCAGATCAGCGCCGCGGCCGCCACCGAGGTGCCCATCGACGAGATGGAGGCGGGCACGATGGCGGTGTTGCCGCCCGGCGTCACGCCCACGAATTTCAGCCCGGCCTACCCGGATGCGCAGGTCGAGCCCTTCATGCGTCATATGTCCAACACGATGGCGGCGGGGCTGGGCGTCTCGGCCGAGACGCTGACCGCCGATCTGAGCCGCGCCAATTTCTCGAGCCTGCGCGCGGGCAAGGGTGAGGAGCGTGACGAGTGGCGGATGCTGCAGCGGGTGCTGTTCGAGGGGCTGCACCAGCCGGTTTTCGATGCCTGGCTGCCCGCAGCCATGGCGGCGGGCCGTGTTCCGCTGCCGCTGAGTCGGCTGGACAAGTTCCGGTCTGCGACCTGGCGGCCGCGCGGCTGGGCCAGCGTCAATCCCAAGGATGACGCCAACGCTCGCAAGACGGAGGTCGAGATGGGGCTGCGCTCGCGCACCGAGATCGCCGCCGAGCGGGGCCGGGATTACGCCGATATCGTGGCCGAGCTGGCCGCCGAGCAGCGGCTGCTCGATGCAAACGGGGTGCGCATGCCCGCGCCCCCGGCGGTGGTGATGATGAGCGGGCAGGATGGAGAGAGCGATGGGTGAGAATTTCAGATCGGCCCTTTGGTGCCGCAATGACGAGGCTACCCCGGCCCCGCGAACGGGGGCGGCGGTTCGCCTGCATGCCGAGATCCCGCCGCAGGCAGATGGCAGCCGCCGGGTGGAATTCGCCTTTTCGTCGGAGGAGCCGTATCTCCGGCGGGATTTCGAGACTGGCGAGCCCTTCCTCGAGGTGCTGGGGCACCGCGCGGATGAGATCAATCTGTCATGGATTTCAAGCGGGCGGGCCCCGCTTTTGAAGGATCACGTGCCGATGGTGGATCACGCCATCGGCGTGGTGGAGCGCGCCTGGCTGGATGGCACCGGCCGGGCGCGCGCGGCGGTGCGGTTTTCGCGCAGCGCCGCGGGCGATGATGTCATGGCGCGGGTGCACGCCGGTGAGATCGTCAATGTGAGCGTCGGTTACTCGATCCAGGCCGCCGAGCGTGCGGGCGAGCGGGATGGCATCCCTATCGTGCGCGTGACGCGCTGGACACCGCGCGAGATCAGCTTTGTCGCCCTGCCCGCCGATACCACGGTGGGCGTCGGGCGGCAGATACCGGACACGGAAAATGGAGGGCACGAGATGCCGAAAGATATCGAACGGGCCGCGCAGGCGGCGATGACGGGACTGAGTGGGCTGCATACCCGCGACGATGGCACCGGGGGCACGGGCAGCCGCCCGCAATCCTCGCTGGCCATGGCACGCGCGGCCGAAGGTGGCCAGGGCCGCGCGCAGGGCGCAGGCCATGAGGCCGCGCAGACCGGGGGTGCTGGTGGCCAGGGCACGAATGACCAGGGCGCGCGCGCTTCCGCCCAGCCCGGGCAGGGCGAGAGCGGGACCGGGGCTGCCCCCGCGCAGGCGCGGGGTGGCATGGATGGCGAGCAGATGCTGCGCATGGAGCGCCAGCGGATCGCCGAGATCGACGCGGCGGCCCGCGAATTCGATCTGCCCGACGATATGGTGCAGCGCGCCCGACGCGATGGCACCTCGCTCGATGCCTTCCACCGCCAGGTGCTCGACCATCTGCGTGGCCAGAGCGGGGAAAGCACCCGCGCGCGCGAGACCATGATCGGCATGAGCGATGGGGAAACCCGCAGTTTTTCGATCATGAACCTGGTGCGCTACCTGGTGAACCCGAACGACCAGGCAGCGCAGCGTGCGGCCGGGTTCGAGATCGAGGCGAGCCGCGCCGCCGCCGACCGGCTGGGGCGCGATCCGGGTGGCGTGTTCATCCCGCCCGATGTGCTGATGCGTGGCAACTTCCTGCGCGCGCAGGGCACAGGCACGGCGGGCGCGGGCGGCGCGCTGGTCGAAACGCAGCATCTGGCGGGTTCGTTCATCGACCTTCTGCGCAACCGGCTGGCGCTGGCCAGTGCGGGCGTGACCATACTTACCGGCCTGCGCGGCAATGTTTCGATCCCCAAGATGACCGCGGGCACCAGCCATGAATGGGTCGATGAGGGCGGCGCGCCCACGGACACGCAGGCCACGTTTGCCAATGTGACCATGACGCCGCACACGGTGGGCGTGCCGGTGCCGATCACCCGGCGGCTGCTGCTGCAATCCGACCCGTCCATCGAGGCGCTGATCCGCGCCGAGATTCTCGCGCGGGTGGCCATTGCCATCGACAAGGTGGCGCTGGCGGGCGAAGCATCACCGGCCGCGCCGAGCGGGCTGCGCGATGTCATCGCGGCCGGGGCGGATATCTGGGCCGCGGCCGGCGCGCCGACCCATGCCGAGATCGTGGCGCTGGAATCGGCGGTGGCGGCCGAGAATGCGGATATTGGCAGCCTTGCCTATATTTACAACGCGCAGATGTCCGGCCGCCTGAAATCCACCGAGATTTCAGCGGGAACGGCGGTTTTCATCGAGGGCACTGACGGCACGGTCAACGGCCATCGGCGCATCCGGTCGAACCAGTCCGGGGCCAATGATGTCTATTTCGGCAACTGGGCCGATCTGATCATCGGCATGTGGTCGGGGCTCGATCTGCGCGAGGATCGCGCCACGCTGGCCAGCTCGGACGGGCTGGTGCTGCGCGCCTTCCAGGATGTCGACGTGGCCATCCGCCGGGCCGAAAGCTTCCACATGGGCCGCAACCTCTGATCGGGGCCTGAATCCCCCGGGCGGGGGTGAGCCCCGCCCGGGCTGACACGTAAAACGGAGTGAGAGAAATGGCGAAAGTTCCCTCGGGCACGGTGCCCGTGAAAGTGAAGGCCAAGACCGTCTATGGCGGCAAGACCTACAAGCCGGGCGAGATCGCCCATGTCGACCCGGTGATCGCCCGGCGCATGGCCGAGCGCGGCCGCGTCGTGGCATCGGACGAAAACCGCGCGGTACAGGAGGGGGGCCGCCCCGATCCTGCTGAGATCAAGGCTAAAGCCGAGGCGGAAGCCAAGGCGGAAGCGGGAGCCAAGGCCGAGGCGGACGCCCAGAAGAACGCGGGCTCAAAATGATCGGCATCGAAGATCCCGGCGATCACGATCTTTTCACCGACCCGGAGGTGTTCGGCGATCTCGCGCAGTACACGCCGCAGGGCGGTGCCCTGATCGAGGTGCCGGGCATCTTCACCGCCGCGCATGCGCGCGTGCTCGACGGGGCGGGGCCGGGGGTTTCCTCGGTCTCGCCCGTCTTCGCGATTTTCGAGGATGCGCTGCCCGAAAGCCCCGCGCAGGGCGACACGCTCGATCTGCGCGGGCAGAGCTGGCGGGTGGCGGATCTGGAACCTGACGGCACCGGTATGGTGCGTCTTATCCTGGAGAGACTGTAATGTTGAAAGGCAAGGATGGCGTGGTGAAATTCGGCACGCCCGTGGCGGCGGTGCTCGCCGTGCAGAGCTGGAACCTGGACCCGCAGGCCGATGAGGTCTCGGGCTGGGGCATGGGCGATGAATGGGAGGAGAGCTTCGCCACGATCAAGCGCTACTCGGGCTCGGTCGAGGTCTATCTCAACCCCGCTGACGCGGCGGTGCCCGATCTGGCGGAAACCGTGGCGGTGGAGCTTTTCCCCGGCGGCGAGACCACGGGCAGCGGCTTTTTCTCGGGCAATGTGGTGATCACCGGCAAGGCCATGTCCGGCTCGAAAGACGGCATCCCTACCATGACACTCAACATCAAGGGCACCGGTGCCCTGACAGAATCGACGGTGGTGTGATGGCTAATGCACTCGAGGCGCTCAAGGCGCATTACGCGCGGATGCGGTCGCAGAAAATGGCCGTGCCCGAAATCACCGATCCCGAAACCGGCGCACCCCTGGTGGTTTACTTCGACCCGCCGACGAATGCGCAGGCGCAAATGGTGCAGGCACGTGCCGGGGGGTCTGACGGGCGGCTCACACTCTACACGGTGATCTATCTGGCCAAGGATGCTGAGGGCAAGCGACTGTTCGAGGATGATGCGCCCACCGTCAAGGCGCTCTCGGAGGATGTCGATGGCGGGGTGCTGGCGCGGATCGCCGCCCGGATCATGGGGCGCACATCGCCCGAAGATCTGGGAAACTGATCGAGGCGCAGTCCGATCTGCGGTTTCTCTATCGCCTCGCCCTGACCCTGGGCAAATCCCTGGGCGAGGTGATGGAGATGCCGATGGAGGAGGTCTCGGGCTGGGCCGCGTTTCTCGACTGGCAGAGCAAACAGAAAAAGAGGTGAGAGATGGGGCTGCGCGATCTGTTCTTCGCGATCACGGCAAGCGACAAGACCGGCGGCGCGTTCGGATCGGTCAACCGCAACCTGCGCACCACCGAGGGGCTATCGGCCAGCGTGAGCGAGCGGCTGGGTCGTGCGGGCGGGGCAATGCAGCGTTTTGGCGCGCGCGGTTCGGTGGCCAGCGCCGGTGTGGTGGCGGTGTTTCGCGACTCGCTTTCACTCTTCGATCAGCAGGAGCGCGCCGAGACCAAGGTCGCGCAGGCGATCAAGACCACGGGCGGCGCGGCCGGGTTCACCGCCGATGAGCTCTTTCGCCAGGCCAGCGCGCTGCAGGCCGTCACCCGCTTTGGCGATGAGGATATCCTGGGCAATGTCACCGCGCAGCTGCTGACCTTCACGAATGTGAGCGGCACCGCCTTCGAGCGCGCCCAGGAGCTGGTGCTCGATTTCGTCGCGACAACGGGGCGCGGCGCGCTCGACACCTCGATCCAGTTCGGCAAGGCGCTCAACGATCCGGTGAAGGGCCTGACGGCGCTGTCGCGCGCGGGCATCCAGTTCAGCGATGCACAGAAAGACCTGATCAAGGATATGGTCGCGGTGGGCGATGTCGCGGGGGCGCAGGCGCTCATCCTTGATGAGCTCGAGACGCAATATGGCGGCCAGGCCCGCGCGGCGCGCGAGGCAGGCACCGGCGTGGTCGATGCCTTTTCAAACAGTTTCGGCGATCTCAAGGAAATCGTCGGCGGGGTCTTTTTGCAGGATGTGCTGCCGCCGATTGTGGATGGCATGCAGAGCGTGGTCACCTCGTTCCAAACGCTTGATGAGCCGACCCAGCGTTTCATCACCCTGATCGGCCTCGCCGCCGTCGCGGTGCCACCGCTGACCGCCGCGCTGGGCCTGCTGGTTTCGGGCATGGCGGCGTTGGGCGGGCCGGTCACGCTGGCGATTGCCGGGGTCGCGGCCATCACCGCGGGGGTCGTCGCCTTCTGGCCCGAGCAGGAAAACGCCGCGAAGGCCACCGACCAGCTCACCGGCGCGCTGGGTGACGAGATCACGCAATCGCAGCTCTTGTCCGGGGTGCTGGGCGGCAGCACGACCATGTCGGTCGACGCCGCCCGCAAGAAGCTCTCGGAGGCGCGGGCCCGGCAGGAGAACGTCAAGGCGATCATCGCCGAGAACCGCGCGCTGAAATTGCAGAGCACCGATTACCAGGCCCTGCTTTCGGATATCTCGGACACCGAGGATGCGCTCAATTCGCTTGGCTTCCCGGCGATAGACGCGGCGACGCCGATCAACGCCGAGGCATTCGAGCAGACGCAAAAGCGCCTTGCCGATCTGCGCGTTCAACAGCAGGACTTTCTCAAGGCGGGTGAGGAGTTCGACGCGCAGCTCAGGCGCACCGAGGAAAACATCGCCACGCTCGAGGCTGCGCTGGCAAGTTCATCGGGCGGCGTGGTCAAGTTCGGCGGCGATATCGTCACGCCCATCGAGCCCACGAACCGGCTGTCGGATGCGCTGGCCGGTCGCGGCGGCGGCACGGCTCCATCGCTCAAGGACTCGATCAAGGATGTCGAGGGCGCGCTCGACAATCTCGGGCAGACGGGCGCGTTCGGCACGATCCGGTCGGAGCTGCGCGGGCTGATCGTAGAGGGCGGAAACTGGCGCGATGCCTGGGATAGCGTCATCGGATCGGTGGCCGACCGGGTGCTCGATCTGGCGCTCGATCCGGTCTGGGATGCCCTGTCGAACAGCCTGCAAAAGGCGTTGCCGGGCGCGGCGGGCGGCGGCCCGGCGGCCGCAGGCGGCGGCGGGTTCTTCGCAGGCCTGAGCGGTCTGATCGGCAACGTGCTGGGCTTTGACGATGGCGGTGCCTTTACTGTCTCGGGACGTGCGGGCACCGACCGCAACCTCGCCACCGTGCGGCTGAGCGAGGGCGAGGAGGTGCAGGTGACGCGGCGCGGCGACGCAGGCCGCGGGCCGGTGATCAACGTCACGATCCAGACACCCGACCCGGCCGCCTTCAAGGCCAGCCGCGCGCAGATCGGGCGGCAGCTGGGCGCGGTCGTGGCCGCCGGGCAGAGGGCCTCGTGATGGCGCATCTGGACATTCATTTCCCGCGCGATATCGCGCAGGGCTGCCAGGGCCTGATCGAGCGGCGCGACGAGATCGTGCAGCTCGCCTCGGGACGTGAGGAGAGCAATCAGCGCTGGGTCGATTCGCGGCGATCCTGGTCGGGCGGTCTCGCGATCCGCAAGGCGGCCGATCTGGCAGCCGTGGTCGAGGTGTTCGAGGAGGCGCGCGGACGTGCAAACAGCTTTCATTTCCGCGACTGGCTCGATCACCGATCCGCGCCGCACGGGGCACCGATCACCGCCAGCGATCAGCCCATCGGCCAGCCCGCCGCTACCGGCACGCTTTACGAGGTGGGCGCAGGCGATGGCGCGCGGCGCGAGTTCCAGTTGGTCAAGCGGTACGGCGCGGCCAATCCCTACCTGCGCCCCATCGCCCTGCCCGACCCGGCCAGCCTGCGCGTCGCGGTGGACGGTGCTGAGACCACGGCTTTCGCGCTCGCCAGCCCCGGTGGGCGGATCACGTTTGACGTGGCCCCGCCGCCGGGCGCGGTGCTAACGGCCGGGTTCGAGTTCGATGTGCCGGTGCGGTTCGAGACGGCCAATCTCGCGGTGAGCTGGGCCTATTTTCGCGGGCAGGACGGGCTGGGCGAGGTGCCGGATTTCACGCTGATCGAGGTCCGGCTCGACGGGGAGGCTGCGTGATGGATGCGTTTGCGCAGGCCCTGGCCAGCGGCTCGACCCGGCTGGCCCGGCTGTTCCGGGTCGAGCGGCGCGACGGCATGGTGCTGGGCTTCACCGATCACGACCGCGATATCACCCGCGATGGCGTGATCTTTCGCGCCGCCGCGGCCCTTACCGCGTCGGAAAGCGCGGCCGTGCTGGGGCTGGCCCCCGATGAGCTCGATGCGGCGGGAGCCCTGTCGGATGACGCGATCACCGAGGCCGATCTGGCCGCCGGGGCCTATGACGCAGCAGAGGTCGAGATGTGGGAGGCCGATTGGTCCGCCCCGGCCGTGGCGCGGCTGATCGGGCGGTTCACCATCGGCGAGGTGGTGCGCGGCCCGGTGGCCTTCACCGCCGAGCTGCGCGGGATCACCGCCGCACTCGCCCGCCCGCAAGGCCGGGTGCATTCGAACATGTGCGACGTGGCGCGGCTGGGCGATGCCCGCTGCAGGCTCGATCTCGACGCGGGTGGCTGGCGATTGGCGGGCACGGTCGAGGCGGTGCATGAGCTCGAGGTTGCCCTGTCGGGGATCGACGTCGAGGGCGGTTTCTTCAATCGCGGCCTCCTGCGCTTCACCTCGGGGGCGGTCACTGGTGCCGAGATCGATATCCGCCTGTCGCAGCGCGAAGGATCTGCACTGCGGCTTTCGCTCTGGCGGGTGCTGCCCGAGGGGGTGGCAGTGGGCGACGCGGTCGAGGTGGAGGCGGGCTGCGACCGGTCCTTCCTGATGTGCCGGGACCGCTTCGCCAATCAGCTCAATTTCCGGGGCTTTCCGCTCATGCCCGAGGAATCCTTTGCGGGCGAATATGCGGTCACGGGCGAGCCCGATCAGGATGGAGGGTCGCGCTTTGGCTGAGCAGGCAGACAGGCGGGCGGTGATTGCGGCGGCGCTGGCCTGGCGGGGCACGCCCTGGCACCGGGCGGCCAGCCTCCGCGGGGTGGGATGCGATTGCGTGGGCCTGATCCGGGGCGTGGTGCGCGACGTGACGGGCGTGGATATCCCCGCCCCGCCATGGTCGCCCGACTGGCCCACCGCCACGCCCGAGCCGCTTATCGCGGCCGCGCGGCGCTGGCTCCTGCCACTCGATCCGGGTGCCGCGCATCCCGGCGATGTGGTCACCCTGCGGCTCGGGCATCTGCGCGCGGCGCATGCGGGCATCCTGGTGCCGGGCGGAATCGTGCATGCGACCGAGCGCGCGGGCGTGGTGCGCGTGAGCGTGCCGCCGGGGCGCGGCATCACCACCGCCTGGGCCATACCGGCCGCACCGGAGGAGGGCTGAGCCATGGCGACATTGCTTTTCGCAGCGGCAGGATCAGCCATCGGCGGGGCCATCGGCGGCTCGGTGCTGGGCGTCTCGGCGGCGGTGATCGGACAGGCGGCGGGCGGCATCGTCGGGCGCGTGATCGACAACGCGCTGTTCGGCGGGCTGCCCTCGGTCAGCCGCGAGGGGCCACGCCTCGAGTCGGTGCAGGTGATGACCGCTCAGGAAGGCGTACCGCTGACCGATCTGGCGGGCCGGTCCAAGATCGGCGGCACCGTGATCTGGGCGACCCGTCTGCGCGAGGAGACGCGCGTGAACCGCGACCGCGTGGGCAGCGGCAAGCAGAAACAGACCGTCACGACCACCAGTTTCGAGTATTTCGCGAGCTTCGCGGTGAGCCTCGGTGAGGGGCCGGCCGCGCATCTGGGGCGCATCTGGGCCGATGGTCGGCTGTTCGATTTTTCCGACATGATCGCCGAGGGGCGGCTCCGGTTCTACACCGGCTCGGAGGATCAGCTGCCCGACCCGCTGATCGAGGCTGTCGAGGGGCCGAGCCCGGCGTTTCGCGGCACCGCCTATCTGGTGTTCGAGGATCTGCCGCTCGAGGATTTTGGCAACCGCGTGCCGCAGATCACCGCCGAGGTCTGGAGCGCGCCGGGCGAGATGGAAGCCCTTGTGCGCGGGGTCAACGTGATCCCCGGCTCGACCGAATGGGGCTACAGCCCCGCGCCGGTCAACGCGGTGAGCCGCGGCAGTTTTGGCGAGGTTGTCGAGGAATTCCCCGAGAATAACCACCGGTTCAAGACGGTCAGCGACTGGTCGCTGTCGATGGACATGCTGGGTGATCTGCTGCCGAACGCGGGCACCGTGAGCCTGATTGTGGCGTGGTTCGGCACCGATCTGCGCGCCGGGCTCTGCGAGATCAAGCCGCGCGTCGAGAACAAGGAAAAGGAGACGCAACCGGCCTGGGCGGCGGCGGGCCTCACCCGCGCCACGGCCGAGCTGGTGGGCCAGGTGGGCGATGCGGCCGCGTTCGGGTCGGCCCCGGCGGATGCCAGCGTGATCGGGGCAATCACCGATCTGCGCGCCCGCGGGTATCGCGTGGTGTTCTATCCGTTCATCATGATGGATATTCCCGGCGATGCCGCCCTGCCCGCGCCGGATGGCCAGGGCATGCAGGGCGCGTTTCCCTGGCGCGGCCGGATCGCGCCCCGCGCGGGCGAGGATGTGGCCGCCGAGATCGCCGCTTTCATGGGTGATGGTGCGAGCGACTGGCGCTTTCGCCGGTTCATCCTGCACCTGGCCGATCTCGCGGCCCAGGCGGGCGGCGTCGATGCCTTCCTGATTGGGTCCGAGCTGCGCGACCTGACCATGGCCCGCGCCGCTGATGAAAGCTATCCTTTCGTCGACGCGCTGCGCGGTCTGGCAGGCGAGGTGCGCGGCGTGCTGGGGCCTCAGACCCTAATCAGCTATGCCGCCGACTGGTCGGAATATCACTCGCACCGGGTGGGTGGGGATGTGCGGTTTCACCTCGATCCGCTCTGGGCGGATGCGCAGATCGATTTCGTGGGGATCGACAATTACCTGCCCATGTCGGATTGGCGGCCGGGGCGCGATCACCTCGATTTTGACGCCCAGGCAGGGCCGGTCAGCCCCTACGATCTGGGCTACCTCAAATCGAACATCGAGGGCGGTGAATTCTGGGATTGGTTCTATGCCGATCAGGCCGCCCGCGAGGCGCAGGACCGCACACCGATTTTCGACGGAGCTCATGGCGAGCACTGGGTGTTTCGGCAAAAGGCGATTCGCGACTGGCACGGCACGGTGCATCACGACCGGCTCGGCGGGGTGCGCGCGGCCCAGCCCACCGCCTGGGTGCCCGGATCGAAACCGGTCTGGTTCACCGAGACCGGCTGCCCGGCGGTCGATCTGGGCACCAATCAACCGAATGTGTTTTTCGCCGCCAATTCCAGCGAGGCGGCGCTGCCGCATTTCAGCGCCGGGGTGCGCGACGATTTCATCCAGCGCCAGTTCCTGCGCGCGCAATTCGAGTGGTGGGCGGAGAACGGCGCGGGCGTGCTCGACGTCAATGATATCCAGGTCTGGGCCTGGGATGCGCGGCTCTGGCCCGAGTTCCCGTCGCTTTCGGGGCTCTGGGCGGACGGGCCGGACTGGCGGCGCGGGCACTGGCTCAACGGGCGCGCGGGCGCGGCCCCGGCCGCCGAGACCATTGCCCGGCGGCTCACGCGCCAGCACGGGTTGCCGCCCGCGCGCCTCGATGTCAGCGCGGCACACGGGCAGGCCGATGGCTACCCGGCCTCGGGACCGATGGGATTCCGCGACTGGCTGCAGCCGCTCGAGGTCGGTCTCGCGCTCACCGCCTGGGAGGAGGAGGGGGTGATCGTGATCGCCGCGCGCGGGGCGGCGCGCGAGGCGGGCGAATTGATCGAGGACCGGATGGCCGAGCGCGGCGATCAGCTCTTCGACGCCACTCGCGGCGCGCTCGAGGATGTGGCCCGCGCCGCCGAGTTCAAGTTTCGCAACGGCTCTTTTAGTTACGACGCGGCAGTGGCCCGCGCGCGCATCCAGGCAGGCGGCGAGGCCGGAATCGCGCGCGCGGAATCGCCGCTCGTGCTCGATTTTGATCGAGGCGCGCAGGTTGCCGACCGGCTTTTGTTCGGCGCGGCCGAGGGGCGCGAGCGGCTGGTGTTTTCCGCGCCGCGCTCGGCGGTCGATCTGCGCCCAGGCCGCATCCTGCCCGTGCGGATCGAGGGGGCATTGGGCCTGCGCCGGATGCTGGTCGAGCGGGTCACCCTGGGCGAGGCGCTGGCGGTGGAGGCACGGATCTTCGCGCCGCAGATATTCGAACCCTCGGCGGGCGTGTTCCGCCTGCCCCCGCGCCAGCGCAGCCTGCCGTCAAACGCCGTGCTGCTGGTGTTTCTCGACCTGCCGATCCTGCCCGAGCCCGTGGGAGAGGACTGGGATGGCGTGCTGGCCGCGCATGCCTCCCCCTGGCCGGGCCTTGTCACCGTCTCGCGCGGACCCGCGCAGACCGGTACGTTCAGCGCCGCGGCCCCGGTCGAGGCCCCGGCCACCATCGGCACGCTCACCGGCGATCTGGGGCCCGGCCCCTGTGCCGTGTTCACCCCGGATGTGGTAAGCGTCGATGTCGAGATTTTCGGCGGCAGTCTCGTGAGCCGGTCGCGCGAGGATGTGCTGGCGGGGGCCAATCTCGCCGCGATCCGCCACGCGACCGGCTGGGAGGTTCTGAGCTTCACCACGGCCGAGCTGATCGGCCCGCGCCGCTATCGCCTGAGCGGGCTTCTGCGCGGGCAGCGCGGCAGCGAGCATCTGGTGCGCGGCACCGCGCCCTCGGGCGCACGGATCGTCATGCTCGACGGGGCGCTGCGCCCGGCCGGGCTCGCGGCCTCGGAGGCGGGCGCGGATTTCTGGTGGCGCTGGGGACCGGCCGCGCGCCCGGTGGCAGAGCACCAGCTGGGCCAGCACCGGTTCGCGGGCGAGGGCTTGCGGCCCTTCGCGCCGGTACACCTGCGCGCGCATGTGCAGGCGGGCGATTGGCGGATCACATGGATCAGGCGGTCGCGCCTGCCGGTCGACACCTGGTGGGAGACAGGCATAGAGCCGCCCCTCGGCGAGGCATCGGAGCGCTACCGCGTCGAGATCGGGCCCGAAGGCGCACCGCTGCGCGTGATCGAGATCGAGGGCGCGCAGGAGTTTCTCTACACCGCCGCGATGGCCAGTGCCGATGGCGTGGCCCCGCCTTTCGCGCTGCGCGTGGCGCAGATATCGGACACGGCAGGCCCCGGTCGCGCCGCAGAATTGGAGGTGACCGGATGACCGACGCCAATGCCATCCTCGAGGCCGCCCGCGCGCGGATCGCCGCCGCCTGGCCCGAGGCGACGGATGTGACCGGCAGCGCCCATGCGCCCGAGGAGGCGCGCCTGCCCGCCTGGCGCGCGCGCATCGATCCGGGCGATACCGAACCGGCCGGGATGGGCAGCCCTCCCTCCTGGCTGCGCGAGGCTGATCTCACGGTCGAGATCGTCATGGCCCCCTCGGCCGATCCCGAGGCCACGCTGCAGGCGCTGGGGCGCTGGGCGCAGATGGTGCTGCTGGCCCCGCCCGCAGATCTCGGGCTCGACCTGCTGCGCTGCGACCCGGTCGAGATCACCACCGAGCACGCGGCGGGCAAGCGTCAGCTGGGCCGCGTCGAGGCGATCCTGCGCCTGCAATTCCAAGAGCCCGCCGCGGCCCCGCAATTTCCCCAACTGTGACGAGGCCAGAGATGACAGACGGAACGGATGACAGGTTGAAACGGATCGAGGATAAGCTCGACGGACTGACCGAGGCGGTCGTGCGCCTCGCCCGGATCGAGGAGCGCGTGGCCACCATCCTGCAGCGCATGGATGAGGCCGACCGCGCCCGCGCGTCGCACCAGTCCCGAATCGCCGATCTCGAGCGGATGATCGACCGGCGCGCCGGAATGCTGGTCGCGCTCGAGCGGCTGTTCTGGATCGCTGCCACCGCCGGGCTCACGGTCTGGGCCTCGAGCCTCGCCGCCTGATCCCGCAACAAATCCCGCAACATTTTGAACGCCAGAGTCCAGCAGCGGATTGTTTTAAAAGGGAAATCAGAATTATTGAAATCCTACCACCCCAGCCAGTCACTCGCACAGCTCGTGACGTCTTGCGCTGCAATGGTTCTTCCTGATTTTCATTTTGGAAGTGCCCCAAGCGCTGCCCCAACCTCTGCTTTATTTCCCGCCCGAAAGATCAGGGTATGGATTTCGCGCAACACCGTCATCGCAACCGCACTCATACCACTTGCTGACCCAAGCGATCGGCCTCACAAGCGCACCATCGTAATCGATGGAAGCAATAGCCGTGACACTCTCGAGCGCCGTCATATTGGTAGGACTGATCGCCGTCGCCGGGCTGCTTGCGGCGCTGCGCTCGAACTTTAACGACCAGAGGTAGTCCGGATTTCGGCTATAACTGGTTTTGACGACACCTTCGAGTGCTGCCCCAGCCGCCACCATCTCGCCCGCAACGGGTGAAACGGGTGGCGACCAGAGCAGTCTTACGAGGCTATGCCACGCTAGCCCATATCGAGGTCCACACCGTACGCAGCGAACTCCCAGTCGTCGTGTTTGTTGTCGGCCCTCGTCCCGACCTCCAAGTGGTCAGGATTGATGCAGAGGCCGTTGTTGCATCGGTGGCGAACCACGTCATCGAAGGTCAGCACCTCGCGGCGGGTTATCGCATAGATGAAGCGATAGGCGCGCGTCTGGTGGCCCCTGAAGCGAACCTTGCGGCGGGATGGCCCGGGGGTCACCAAGCAGACATCGGGCGTCTCCGTGGCACTCTGGAGCAGTGTGGAGACCCGGTGAAGGGCCTCCTCGTGGTGGTTGCGGATCACATCGGCCAGCCAGCGCTCCGTCGGCTCAATCAGCAGGCACCTCATATGTCGATCTCCACGTCATCGCTAATCGGCTGTCGTGAGCCATCGGGGCCGATGACCTCGCCTCTCTGGGCGGAATGGCCGGGTCGGAGCCACACCACACGCGCGTAATCCACACCACCCCACTTGACCGAGACCTTATGCCAGCCAAGCTCCAGCATCTTGTGGCGGATCGTTTCCGCGTTTGCGTGCATCGTCGATTGGCCTCACCGCAGCTGACGTGGTTGATACCTATGCCTCTGTCGTCGGCAGCGATGTCGTCTTCGACTTCGATATCAGTTCCGTCACACTGTTGGGCCTGACCACAACCACCGGGTTGGAAAGCGATCTTCTCTTCGTCTGACGAGAGGCGCTAATCGAAAAGCGGCGGGCTTCGGTTCGCCGCTTCCTTCAATTGTATTGAGCCCCGACCCTCAGGTCGGGCAGCCGGTTGAGTCCGGGATGCTCGATATTCTTGGGTTTGTGGACATCCAGCGTGAAGGGTGCAGGGTTGCGACGCGGTTCCAATTTGCCGTGTAGCTGCAATCTGCTTTGTCGTAGCCTGTGGGTATCTCTCTGAATTCCCTGCTTTTCTCAAAGTAGGTCTCAACCAGATCTCGCCACATGCGGGCGTCAGCGTCATAGCGCCGCTGGTGCTTGCGGTTCGCGTTCGGAAGGATCACGGCAATTGCACGCCGCGCGTCGCGATCTTTCCGAAGCCATTTCGCATCGACGCCTTGTCCGCCAAACGCGCCCCAGCGACGCCGCATCACACAGAGCGATTGCCCCGCGGCCTGCGCGTCGGGCGCGCCTAGACAGTCTTTGAAGTCGGGCCTGCTCCCCCCGCGCCGATATCCCAGAACAGCCCCGCCATGAGCCGCAGCGCATCGCGGCACACGGGTTTCAGGACATGCTCGTCGGGCGCGTGCTGCGAACAGCCGCGATAGGAATGCGGCACCCAGACCGTGGGCAGCCCTAGGATCTCGGCAAAGGCGTCATTGGGCAACGACCCCGCGAGATTGGGCAGCACATGCGGCGCCTGCCCCGATGTCCGCTCCAGCGAGGCGGCGGTGAATTTCACCCAAGGGTGATCGGGATCAAGCCGCGTGGCGCGGAAGAACCCGCGATCATGCGCCACGATCTGCACCCCCTCGAACCCCTGCGCATCCAGATGCCGCCGCAGCGCGGGCAGGATGTCCTCGGGCGTCGTGCCCACCACGTAGCGCAACTGACAGGTCGCGCGCGCATGCGCCGAAATGGCGTTGACCGGGGCCTCCGGCACGCCGCTCTTCATGGCCAGAATGGCAAAGCTGTTCCAGCCATAGGCGCGCTCGGTGGGCGTCAGGCTTTCCTCGCCCCAATCGGGGTTGATCGCCGGGCCGTCACCGCCCTCGATCGGCAGGCCACCAAGCGCCGCCCGCACACTGTTGCTCAGACTGTCGGGCCGCCATTCGGGAATGCGGATCTGCCCGCGCGCATCGGTGATCGACGACAGCGCCTGCGCCAGGATCATCGCCGGATCGGCCAGGAGCCCCCCCCAATTCCCCGAATGATGCGCCCCTTCGCGCAGATCGACCACCAGATCGAAGGTCACGCCCCCGCGCGAGCCCATGAACATCGTCGGCGTCTCGGGCTGCAATCGCGGCCCGTCCGAGGCGATGAGCACATCCGCCGAAAGCGCATCCTTGTGGGCGGCAAAGAACTCATGCAGCCCCGGCGATCCGGTCTCCTCGCCGGTTTCGATCACGATCCGGCAGTTGAACCCCAATTGCCCGCGCGCCGCGATCACCGCCTCCATCGCCGCGATATTGATCAGGTGCTGCCCCTTGTTGTCGGCGGTGCCGCGCCCATAGAGCCGGTCGCCCTCCTCGACCAGTTTGAACGGATGCAGCCCTTCGCGCCACTGATCGGTCTGCGCGCGGATCACATCGCCATGCCCGTAGCTGAGGATCGTGGGCAGGTCGTCGTCCTCCTGCCGTTCGCCCACCAGCAGCGGCCCCGCCCCCGGCGCGGGATTGTCGTGGATGGCGCAGGCAAACCCCATGCCCGTCAGCCGTGGCAGCATCGCCTCTTGCAGATAGCGCAGCAGTTCCGGGGCCTGATCGGGGTTCTGGCTCTCGGTCTCATAGGCCACCAGATCGGCCAGCTCGGTCTGAAACCGGCCGTCGTCGAAGTAATCGGAAATCGTGGTGATCGCGGCATCTCTGGTCAT